ATTCTGGGATTTCCCCAAAAAAGGGTATATAGGGGGGGTATGTCAAATAGAACATTACACAAGCTAATATGTGAAAATAAGAATTGCAGGCAGGAATTCTATCATGTTAGGAAAGATAGAAGATATTGCTCAAGGAATTAAGGTTGAAAGGGGAAATTGATAATGCCATATCGTACAGGCAAAAGTTGTAACGCACCTGGCTGTCCTTTAACTACACGAAAAGGCCCTTATTGTGAGAAGCACGAGCACCTGAATAAGCAAAAGAGGAATTATGGCCAGGAAAAGGCCAGTATACCGTTCTATGGTACAGCAAGATGGAAGAAATTGAGGGCATGGTACAGAAGACAGCACCCATTATGTGAAATGTGCCAGACAGAGGGGTTGATTACAGAAACTCAACTCGTGGACCATATTGTACCCACAGAGGAAGGCGGTGATCCGATGGCAATAGATAATTTACAATCACTATGTAAACGATGTCATGGCTTCAAACATTCAGGCAGGGAAAACTTATTATGCTGACTTTGATATGTGGGCCGCCGGCCAGTGGCAAGACAACGTATGTTAAAGAACGGATAAGACCTAGAGATTGCATACTTGATATTGATAGCCTGTATCATTCTTTATCAGGATTGCCAGTTTACAACAAGCCAGATATTTTACTCCGAACCGTGTTTGCTGCCCATAACGCTGCCCTATTGCAAGCTATCCGACAAGGCATCACAGTTTGGTGTATTACAAGCGGGGCCACACAAAGGAAAAGAGACAGAGCCTGTTGTGGGATCAGACCGAACGAAGTCATAATATTAGACGTACCAGTAATGCAGTGTATCAAACGTATACTACATGACAAACGAAGGAAGGATCAGTTGCCATTGTGGGAAAAGATTATCCGACAGTGGTGGAGAGAATATGAAATGGAAAAGGGGAGCAATTAAGATTGTGGTGAACCATGTCGGATCGATTGAGATTATGTTAAACTATACCGGCCAACAATCACTACAGCCTGGCTTCGTCCACCGAGATATGCAGCTTCCTTCACTTCTTGGCATAATTCTCAATAGGGGTATAAATTAATATACAGACAATGAAACTATGTTCAACATGTAATGAAATAAAGCCAATAGGTGAATATTCTAAAAATAAAACAAGGAAAGATGGTTATCAACATAGATGTAAAAAGTGTATAAGTGAACATAGTTTAATATTTGAAGTTAAAGAAAATCGCAGTAAATATATGAAGAGATATCGATCAATTCCTAAAAATATAAAGAGGCGACGTGAATATATATCAACTATTGAATACAAAGAGAAAGCTTGTATATATGATCATAAACGACGTTCAACACCTGAAGGGAAAAAGAAGAAAAGTGAATATGATTATAAGTATAGGTTAAAGCCTGAAATAAAAGAAGCAATCCGTAGGTATAATTGTGAACGAAGGAAAAACCCAGTATATAGATTGAATCATAATATTTGTAATTCAATTAGTTATTCTTTGAAAAGAAATAAAGATGGATGTCATTGGGAATCATTAGTGGATTACACTCTTCAAGAATTAGTTAAACATATTGAGAAGCAATTCAAACCAGGTATGTCTTGGGATAATTATGGTGAGTGGCATTTAGACCATGTTATTCCAAAGATACATTTCAATTTTACTTCTTACAAAGACCTTGACTTCAAAAGATGTTGGGCTTTAAGGAACTTACAACCTTTATGGGCTAAAGATAATTTAAGTAAATATATTAAATTGGATGCACCATTTCAACCAGCATTAAAATTACAATATACATAGGAGGTAACAAATGGCAAGACCACACAAACCGAAGCAACTACATAAATTAGCTGGTACGTACCGCAATGATAGAAAACCAGAGAACGAACCGGAAGCCATAAAGCCGGATGTATGTCCTAAGGCGCCGAAGTTTTTAGATGGTGTGGCCAGGCAGGAGTGGGATCGTATAGCTGGTGAGTTATATGAGATAGGGTTATTGAACAATCTAAACTTAGTTAACGTCATAGGGTATTGCCGGAACTATTCTATCTGGGTAGCTTTGATGAAGGAAGTCAAGAAGATAGAGGAAAAGGCTGGATCTATACTTGCATCTCAGGTCATGAAGTCACCGTCCGGCGCTATGCAAGAATCGGCTTTAGAGGGTGCGGTTAAAAGGGCTGGTGATCAGATGTTAGCGTTTGCGAAAAAGATACCGTTGTCGCCTGTTGACATGGCTAAAGTAAGTGTACCTAAAAAGAAAGCTAAGACTGAGCAGGAGCAGTATAACGAGAGGTTCAGGGTGGTGAAATAATGGAGGGGGCTAATGGAATTTTTATTACCAATAGAAGCTACGATATCAATCACTCTTAATGCTAAAAGCAAGGAAGCTGAGGAATTACAGAAGACATATGATAATGGAGATAGAACAACCATATTATCTGAGCTTGGCTTCCCTGGGGAATATGTGGTTGTCAAACAAGAGATATGGCCTTACGGTGATATTAAACCAGGCGTTGCTGTTGCGGTTACATTGCAGTTAATAGAATTATGAGGGGGTGACTTGGGTTCGACTGCTAAGGCAGGATGGGGGTTCGATTCCTCCCGCCTCCACCAGGGAGATAAACATGGATAAAGACATTACAGATCAAGTTAAATTTTATGATAATGATGGAGACTGTTTACCACTTCTTCAATGTATATGTGGTCGTGAATTCAGCCCGTGGGATTTCAACCTTGGGATCTACCGAGATATGCCAAGTGATTGTGATTGTGGCCGGAAGTTATATTTTAGAAATAAGATTACTGTATATGAAGTTAAGGAATAAATGATATGGCTAATACAGAATCCAATAAGCCCTTCACAGACTGGAAGCCTTACCTTGTGCCAAAGAAATACAAGGATAACTATGACAGGATATTCAAGAAAGGTAAAAAGAAATGGAAATTGAAACAGTCAAAATCAGTAGCTTAAAGCCGCACCCTGGCAATCCAAGGAACCATCCTGATAGCGCAATTGATATGCTTGACAAGAGCCTGCGACAGTTCGGCTGGACTAATCCTGTACTGGTGTCTGAAGATGGATTTGTATTAGCCGGACATGCCAGGTTGAAAGCTGCTAAAAAGATTGGCATAGAGGATATCCCTATTATCCGATTGCCTTTGAGTGGCAAGAAAGCCGATGCGTATATGGTGGCTGATAATAAACTGGCAGCACTTACCGAATGGGACTTCCCTAAATTGACTGGCCTATTAACAGAGCTTGATACTGGCGACTTTGATATGGAGAGCATTGGATTTAGTGCTGAAGAGCTTGAAAAGTTAATGACATATTCAAAAGAGGATATTGATGAAGTCACTATGGACGAAAATTATAGATACCAATTAATTATAGATTGTGAAAGTGAAGAGCATCAATCAAAGTTAATTGATCAATTTAAAAAAGAGGGGTTAAAATGCCGTCCATTGATATTATGATAGGAAGTGAGGTTAGTCGCTCAATAAGGTGTCAACAGTTGGAAGCTATGTTTGATGTTCCGCCACAAGATAGAGCGAGTCTTAAATGGCATGGTGAATTACCTATTGATAATGAGGATTGGAATATTGGTTTAATTGTAGGCCCATCTGGTAGCGGGAAATCGACCATTGGAAAGGAAGTCTTTAAGGATAAATATAATCCTATTTTTAACTGGGAAGGTAAAGCGGTTATTGATGATTTTGATAGTGAGTTACCTATAGGGGATGTAGCAAGGGTTTGTCAAGCGGTAGGGTTTAATACAATCCCTGCTTGGTTTAGACCATATAAGGTTTTGTCAACAGGTGAAAAATTTAGGGTAGATTTAGCCAGAAGAATGTTAGAATTAAAAGATCCGATAGTATTAGATGAATTCACAAGTGTTGTTGATAGACAAGTTGCCAAGATAGGCGCTTATGCAGTGCAGAAATATATGAGAAAGTTGAAACGTCAATTTGTAGGTATAACGTGCCATTATGATGTTATTGAATGGTTGATGCCTGATTGGATATTTGAACCAGCCACTATGAATTTTGAACAAAGGCCAAGGGGGTTACTTCAGCGACCAAAGATCGAAATCGAAATTAGAAAAGTCGAATATGGGTTGTGGGAATTATTCGCTCCGTTTCACTATTTGACGGCGGAACTAAATAAAGCAGCAAGGTGTTTTTGCTTTATTTATTGAAGGACGGCCAGTTTCTTTTACCGGAGTACTTCATTACCCTAATCCAAGAGTTAAGAATATGAAGCGCATATCAAGAATAGTTACCCTATCAGATTGGCAAGGCATCGGATTGGGTCGGACTTTAACAAAAACGATTTGTTCGGCGTATAAGGCATTGGGTTTTAGGGTTAGATCTTATCCGGCACATCCTGCATTGATTAGATCTTTATTGAAAGACCCTACAAGAAAACTTGTTAAAAAGTCTAATATATATCAGAAAACATTGAAGGGAATTAATTCAATACAAAACCCCAATAAAACATGTAGGCCATGTGCAGTATTTGAATTTGTTGGACCTGCTATGGATAAGGAAATGGCAAAAAAATTAATCGAAGGGAGGCAATAAGTCAATTTCAAATAACATTAATTGGCCCTTGACGGGAAAAGGGTTTTCGATTAGGCGGACATTATCTAAAATCCAATGGTAACATTTTCTATTTAGTCGAATATCAATTAAGTCTACAATACAGATCGCATAACCAGCGTAGTCAAATGTAGGTTTTTTAGACGCACAAATTAAAAGTGGCCCACGATATTGAGTTTGCCATGTGCGGATCTCGATATTCTTTTTCCCCTGGGCTATTAATGTGACCCAGGGGTACTTGATTGATAATGCTTTCATAGTTTGTTCTTTGACAATTAAATATTAAGGTATCTGTGTATAGCTTTTAGGATTAGATCCCGAAGCGAATCACCGTCATCGACGGCCCGATGTTTAGCCTTATTCCACAAATCGTCTGGGATATCCCTAAGCAGATAGTTTCCGGCATCATGGGTCTCACGATATATTCGCTTTGCGATATGGAGCACATTCACCGGTTTTCCGGCTGCTCGTAACATATCCATCTCAATCCTAATTATAGGTTCACAGTCCCGGCAAAGGAACGCTCCCCCTATACCAATATAAGCTTTTGGGCTTCCACATGCGTCACATAGTTTCATTTCTTTATCCTTTCCCGCGTGCAGGATGCGCGGCCCCCATAAAAAGGTTAATTAGCCTCACAATCCCCATAACAATAAGTTCCACATTTTTGGCAATAGCCTGGATGAGCGTCGCGCTCGGTTTCCATCGCCTGGATTTCTTGGCGATTTTTTTCAGCTTTTTCTTGTTTCGTGACCCAAACCGGATGTCTTTTGAGCTCGGTTATCGCAGATTTTACTTTTACCAAATTTTCCGCGGTAAGCCCGAGCTTACCGATAGTTCCGTAGATCGTTAATCCATCGTAATTGACAGGTTTGGCGAACTCTAGATAACCAACTTGTTGTGGATGTCCATCAATATTAGCCCTAACAAGTCCCATCTCACAACAATCGACTATGACGTTATCTCCATCGGCGTAATACGTTTTTTGCAGGATCAGCTCTGCAGTTACAACCACATTAGCGCCTTTACTAGTTTTAAATTCGGTTTTTGCTATTTGTTTTTCCATTTGCCCCTCCTTTGTTATTGTTTGATTTCAATATATAGGAGTATAATAACATAGTCAAGGTCGATTAGATATGATTAAATGTAATTATGAAGGATTAGAAACCCAATACTATGATTTGCTCTTAAGATTGGCCTTTTTCGGCTATTTCCTGCGAAAAATGCTTTGACAAGGCTGTAATAATGGAATATAATTTTAAAAAATGATAAATAACGACACTTTTAAAGGAGATATAATATTATGAGTAATAACCTACTTCTTATATGGCTATGTTTTACAGGAGGAGCTATGTATTCTTCCTTGGTATGGGCAGCTATCTTATTTTCAAAGGATATTTTTATAGTAGGAAGTATCGCTATGGGAATATTTTTAGCTGTTGGATTAATTGCCAGTTTTATAGAGGCTTATGAGAACTGTAAAAAAGAAATTGGGAGATAAGTGAAATGAAACGATATAATATTCATGGAGCCGCAGCATCACAAGGAAGAGAATTAAAAAACCAACCCTATACAGCATATAAAGATCCAGAAGGATTATGGGTTAAATGGGAAGATGTTAAGGATATTATTCAATGTGATATTTGTGGAAGGCTTTATTGTAGGGAACCATGTATTTGTCCTGAAAGGGAAGGAATTTCAAGAGGGTAAATTGGATGTCTAATAGCTAATATCAATGGATCAAAGCATAACATTTAATGGTTATATTTTTTTGGAGTTAAAAATGGCTTATAAAATTAGAGGATGGAATAGTTTTTATGAAGGATGGTTGGCAAGATGTCTTGAACAACCAAAAGATAAAGGTCAGGGTAATGCTTGGGAAACAGGTTGGGATATGGGAGACGAAACCGATGAAACTGGAAGGTTGTTGGCTCTTAGTGAAGAAATTAGAATAGGACAAGCAGGAATTGCTAAACTACACGCTAACATAGTTGTAAAAAAAATCTAACCCAGCATTGCACATTAGGAGGATAAATAATGATACTAAGAAAGGTGAAGTCATAAATGCCTAAAAAACTAAACGCTTCCGAAGAAGCCTGGTATATGTATGCTAAAATAAAGAAAGATAATCCTCATAAAGAAAATCGTGAGCTACATAAGAGATATAGGTGGTCTCAATATGCCGATGACGTTCGTTCTGGCAAAATCAATGTTTGCAAATGGGTCGAATTGGCAGTTGAGAGACAATTCAATGACCTGAAAAACCTACCGAAGGAAGGATATTCTTTCGATCCCATAGCTGCCGCAAGGGTAGTTGGGTTTTTCCCTGATTATCTAAAGCACTACAAGGGTGGATTTAATGATAAACCGTTTAACCTTGAACCTTGGCAGCAATTTATTACCGCTTGTTTATTCGGTTGGAAGAATGCTGATGGATTTAGGCGATTTAATAAGGCATTAATAATCGTGCCTAGGAAAAATGGCAAAACGACTTGGGTAGCCGGTCTGGGTATTTATCTATTTATGGAGGATAATGAAGCTGCGGCTGAAGTATATATTGCTGCCACTAAACATGCCCAAGCTAAAATTTGTCATAACGATGCCAAAGAAATGATTAAGCGCTCCCCTGACCTCAATAATAGAGTCACAATCCTTCGAGATAATCTTCATATTATCGAAACTGCTTCAAAGTTCGAGCCATTAGCAGCTGATAGCAAGACATTGGACGGTCTAAACGTATCGACAGCTATAGTGGATGAAGTTCACGCACATGCTGATAGAAAATTATGGGAAGTTTTAGAGACTGGCATCGGTTCCAGAGACCAGCCAATTATGATTGGAATCACGACAGCTGGGACTAACAGAGAGTCTATTTGTTACGAACTGAAAAACTATACAGAAAAATTACTGGAACTACCTGACGAGTTCAAAGACGAATCGTTCTTCGGAATAGTATATACGATTGACGAAGGGGATAATTGGGAGGACGAACCTATCTGGTTCAAAGCTAACCCTAACCTTGAAGTATCCTGTAAATTAGAAGATTTAAGGAAAAAAGTCGTTAAAGCCCGCAATATGCCAGCAGAACTATCTAATTTCCTGAGAAAACACCTTGATGTATGGACGGAGTCTGAAAATCCCTGGTTAAATATGAGATTGTGGAGGGAATGCAATGACGAGGTCGATCCTGAGAAGTTGATAGGCCGTGAGTGCTATGCTGGACTTGATCTTGCAAGTGTATCTGATCTTACATCTTTAGTATTATTATTTACACCAATTAATGAGAATGAAAAAATACAATGCCTTCCTTTTTTTTGGATACCAGGAGATAATATTCATGAGCGTGTTCATAGCCATAAAGTTCCTTATGATGTTTGGGTACGTCAAGGGTATATAGAGGTCACCCCAGGGAATGCTATCGATAATGATTTTATTAAACATAGAATTGATGAATTAATGAAGAAATATAACATAAAAGAAATAGGATATGATCGCCATAATGCCTATGATTTGATGCCAAAAGTGAACCAAGAGTATACTACAAACCCTAAACAACCATTTTGTATTGAAATATCTCAGGGCTGGGATATGAGTCCTCCGACAAAAGAATTAGAAATCAGAATTTTAAGCCAGAAAATAGCTCATGGAAATAATCCCGTGCTCACGTGGATGGCCTCAAATGTTGTAGTGCATACTGGGCCGAGCGGAAATTATAAGCCAGATAAAAGGAAATCCAAAGAAAAGATTGATGGAATAGTAGCTATGATAATGGCTTTAGATAGAATGATTAGATATGAAGATCAGACAAGTGTCTACGCCACGAGGGGAGTTATTAGCTTTACCTAATAAATGCTTGACATAACATGATAAATATAATACAATATAATGAAATGGCACAGGAAATTGCTCCTATGCCATTTTTAACCACTAACCTATCTAATAAGGAGATATAATATTACACTTAAAACATTAAGAAGAAAGTCGCAAAAGAAAGCAAAGAGATTACGGTATCGTAAATGCTCTAAATGTTTTGGGTGGTGTATTTGTCATTTAAAACATAATATACCTGTTAAGTCTTGTAAATATTGTCATTTTGAAGATAAACGTCCTTGGCTGGGTGGCGGAATTGGCAGACGCATACTCGGGACATGAATTGTCACTGAGAAAGGGGTAATGCTCGTATAGGTTCGAATCCTATTCCAGCCAAGTTAAATAGTGAAATAATGGAGGAGATAATAAATGAACATAGACCAGCATATTTTAGAAATTATTGAGCGAGGAGAAACCGAAGGGGACTTATACTTTTTACCAGAAGGTCAACTTGACCGCAAGGTTTACCTTGAAGTCAACAGAGTCCTTGAGTGTCTTGGCGGAAAGTGGAACCGGAAACTTAAAGGTCATGTCTTCGGATATACTGTTTCAGATGCAATTGACAATGTGTTATTGACTGGCGAGGTCACTGACCCTAAAAAGGAATTTCAATTCTTTGAGACACCTCAAAACATAGTCGAACAGCTTATTGAATTAGCCGAAATTCGGCCCGGGCATTTATGTCTCGAACCATCGGCTGGAACTGGCAATATTGCAGAGGCTATGCGTGAAATTGCAGGGGATGGTAGGGTGACATGTGTCGAGTTGAATCCTGAGAACGCAAAGGTTCTTGCTGATAAAAAGTTTGCTACTCATCAATGCGATTTTTTGCAATATGTTATAGGTGTAGCTATTGATCGTATTGTCATGAATCCCCCTTTCACTAAACAGCAAGATGTTTCGCATGTCCTGAAAGCCTTACTCCATTTAAAGGAAGGTGGTATTCTTGTATCTGTAATGTCGGTAGGGGTTATGTTTCGGCAAAACAAAAAGACGGTGGCATTTTGGGATAAGGTCAAGGAGTATAAGTTCGAGACAATTAACCTTCCTCCTGGAGCTTTTAAAATATCTGGTACAATGGTGAATGCCATTATCTTGAAAGTGACCTCTATAGAGGGATAATAAGCTTTTGATATACCGAACTAAATCAGAACTGAAAATCTACAAGGAACTATTTGAAAGTTGGCCAATACCTATCAATTTTGCTGGCGCACACCATAAGGTAGAGGTCGAAGGTGCAGAAATTTGGGGACATATCGACTCTAATGGTATATGCCAGAAGGTTGAAACCAGAACTAAAGACGGTGTTGTATTTCAATCAACGAAATAAATTAGATGTCTAATATAAAGGAGGAAATATGGAAATAGGGGTAATGCAAATTTTTATAATTGTTACGTTTGGAATAATTATGGGCTTATCTTTCATACATGGTACTAAGGTTGGCCAATTTATTGGATGGGGACTGGCTTTATTGTGGTATCTTATGTATTTAGATATTAAGCCTTAAAGGATTAGACATCTAATGCATAAAATCATAAGGGAAGAACGGGGGGAGGGGTATGAAGAGTTAAGCTCTTGAAATAATTAAGCGATTATGGGGTTTTGTCACGAATTATCCATAAGGGGAAGGGATAAACTTAAAAAACGAGGTATTTTTTATGGAAATTAAAATAAATCTACCTGATGAGCTAATTGAGCCTCTTAAGAAGGTTTGCAAGGGATTTGAGATGAACCTTGAGAGGGGTCTTGAGACTATTATTACGGATTGGATTGCTTCCATGGATGCGCAATTATATATTTTTGAACAATGGTCAACTCCAAGTTATAGAGCTTTTGACTGGCAATTCACTGTAGACTATCCTGAAGGAGAGCCAATAGAAACGTTATATCAAACTTGCAGAATAAATCATATAAATTATTTTGCTGGACACTTTGATTTTTTTTATGAGAGGGTGAATCAATTTGAAAAGCAAGATGCTTTAATAAAAAAATACACCTCAACTTTAAAAGGAGACTAACTATGCTATACAAAGAATTATTTACCGATGACATTAAGCTGAAATATGAAGCGATGGGCGAAGTGATAGACATGATGGTCAGGATTAAGCAACTGGAGGCTACCTTAAAGGGTACTGAGAAGCAATTGCAGGCAGCAAAAGAGGATTTAGACAAGCTACTTGGGCAGAAAATACCTGAAATAACCCTATAACATAAGGAGAATTAAGATGAAAAGACGACTGCTTCATGAAGAAGCTAAAGAGCGTATAGGGAGAGGGGAACAAGACTATATAATAACTGATATAGTGCATTTAATGAGGGCCGTTAAGGTAGCAGAAAAAAAGTTAAAAGATGCAGAATACGAGCTTGAAATTTATTTAGATCAGGAAATACCTGAATAATCAATGGGTTAGCATTTTTATTGCAGGAAAGTGAAAAAAGGCTTGACATTTCGATTTGGCTGTGATACGTTGGTTTTGCACGATGGAGGTAACTGGGGAGGATATGAGGCCACATGTAAACCTCCTAAGCATCCCTTGTAAGGGTAACTGAAAAATCAACCCTGCTGGATTCCTGGATGAAACTGTTATCTTCATCGTGCACGGGAGTTCGGCGGGGTTTTTTTGTGAGCCAGGGATATGTTGAAACCCAAGCCGGAGATGCGAGCCATTTTATGCCTGAAACCCATATGGACAGTGCGAGCCAGGGATCCGATGAAACCCAGAATAATATTGCGAGCCATTTGGAAATTGAAACCCATTAGTGGAATGCGAGCCATTAAAGGTTTGAAACCCCTAAGGAAAATGCGAGCCAGTTGTCGTGTGAAACCCAATTAATGAGTGCGAGCTAACCAAAAACAATTTAAACCTAAAGGAGGATGCGTTATGGATATTCAAACAGACACAATTACTAATTTAAATTACTTAGTTAGGAGTTACGAGGGATTGATTAAGTTGATCACGTCAACCAAAAATCGGCTGCAATCTCTAACCCCTGAAACGGAAGTCCAGCACGATCCGCTTCTATACGGCGAGATAGAGTCGAAAGACAAACAAACCATAAAATATCAAGGTCTGGAATCCATAAGAGGCCAACTAACAAGACGGATCGAAAAAGAACTCAATCAGTGGCCTATCTGGACAGAATGGATGGAGAAAGTACCTGGGATTGGCCCAACAATAGCGGCAAACCTGATAATCATGTATTATTATCGGTTTATTACGATATGTCCAGACTGCAAAGGTGGGCTTATCAAGAAAACTGTTATTGACGAAAAAACAGGGAAGGAATTCAATACTTTATTTTGCGAGGCGTGTCAGAAGTCAGTTAAAGGCGAGGGCAACCTGCAACATAAAATCGAAATCAAGGACTTCGCTAATATTTCAAGTTGGTGGCATTACTTAGGAAGGCATGTTGTTGATGGGGAAATGCCTAAGCGTAAAAAGGGTACTCAGGTGGACTGGTCAACAAAAGGCCGGACAATAACATTTCAAGTTGGAGATCAGTTCAATCGCCAGAGCGAGGAATATCCTTACAAGGCTTTTATGTTGAAACAGAAGGAAAAGCATTTAAAGAAGAATGATGCCAGGGAAATTCCTTGGAAAAAGGGACATATTCATAATGCGGCACGGAACGAAGCGGCAAAGCTATTTTTAAGCCACTTTTGGCAAGTGGCAAGGACGTTAGACGGTTTGCCCGTTACAGAACCGTATGTCGGAAAGCATTTAGGGCACGATGTGATATTGCCGTACTATTGGGAGGAATTGAAAAAGGCAGCATAAATGACATGAGCTATGAGTCATTTGAAACCTACTGCCAAAATGCGAGCTAGTACTCGTTTGAAACCCAGTGATAGTATGCGAGCCAAGTACAGGTTGAAACCCACTTGGAAGATGCGAGCCAAAGCAGACTTGAAACCCAATTTTTGCATGCGAGCCAAAGCAGACTTGAAACCCATTTATAGCTTGCGAGCCAGGCGTGCTTTGAAACCCATCAAAAAAATGCGTAAACCATTAACAATTTAAACGAAAGGAGACTTATGATGAAAAAAATAAACAATTGTTATTTTGTAGAGGAAGGAGATAAACTTTATAAACCCAATTTCATGGCAGTTGCGATGGAAACCCCAGAGGGTGATACACCATTAACAAGCAAGGAGTGTAAACAAATAGGGGAGGGTGTTCTCTTAAACGGAAGATCATATAAAAAGGTCAATGTGATATATACAAATTAAAAAGATGGGTATCCTATGATAATTTTATGCCATGTTTCTGATAAGAGATTAAGAGTATTGAAACCAAACGGTAAGGATAATTGTATCTATTTTAGTCAGAATAAATTTATATCTTATTTTGGGCAATATCTTTATCTTTTTGATTTAGATGTACTCAAAGCTAATTTTCGTATTAAAAAAAAGGTAACTGGTAGCCTTATAGGTACTTTAGAGTGTCCACTACCTATAAAATCTTATTGGAAATATAAAAGTCAATCACTTAAATGGGAGTGGAGAGTTTATGATCCAATTAATGTAAAGGAATTTTCTATAGGAGTTGTTGAACATTGGAACTATACGAAAGGTACATTTGAGACCTATGACTTTAGTGGTGACTTAATGAAATGGGCTGTTGATTTGTCTGAAAACAATAAAACCGTTATGAAAGGAGATAATAACATGGATGCAAAAGCATTAAAAACAAAATACAATGCGTTAAGTATTACACAGATTGAACATTTGTTCATGAAAAGCAAGAAAACCTTAGCAGAAAATGACAAGGCCGGAGTTGAATTGCTGTTTTATTTGGAGCTAACTAAAAGGTACAAGGAAAATCCGAGGTACAAAAACTCACCATTCAAAGTTTACTTACTGGATGTCTTTGGTATCAGATACAATGCTTACTATGACAAACGGATAGCCTATTTTAATTTTGAGAAAGAGGCTATGGAGCATGGAACGGGGCTTATAACTCGGATTAAGAACAAGTGTGGAGTTGGGAAACTGAAAACCGTATTAACGGAAATCAAGAAAAAAGACTCTGTCCTTAAAAAGCCTATCAAGCGGGAGCAGATTGCAGACATTATCCACGTATATAGTAAACCTGTACCTGAAAAGAAAGAAAGGCTGGATGTTAAGGACTTTGAAAGACGAATTGATCTATCATCGCAAGAGCTTAATGATGCATATAGGATAATCAAGGCAAAAGATAAACAAATTATTAAACTGAAGGGAACGATATATGAACTTAAAAAGGAACTTGAACGGTATCAAGAACTTTATCAAGCGATTGAACCGTTTATGATTCCCGATGTCGGGAGAGATGAATCTCGTTTTGCAAATGTAGGTTAGATATAAAATGCGAGCCAGCAGGCACTTGAAACCCACAGTCGCAATGCGAGCCACCCGTTCCGTGAAACCCAATAGCAGTTTGCGAGCCAAATGGAAATTGAAACTCAGGTTTCCAATGCGAGCTAATAATTCATTGAAACCCAGAATAAGAATGCGAGCTAATAAGAGTTTAAAACCCAACATATATATGCGAGCCAGTCTTTTGTTGAAACCCACTACCCAAATGCGTAATCTTCAATGAAAGGAGATGATACCATAAGACCATAATCAATTAACCCGCCAAAATAACCTACCCAAACAAGGACGGTTGGCGAAAACTAACCAGACCTACCTTACAATGATGGCCTCGGTTCAATGGAGGCGTCATGTCATATTCAAAATCTATTATACAAAGTACACATCAAGCACTTAGTCAAGAAGAGGAGACTTACGCCAATCAAGATTACGTATCTCAGGGTGAACTTATTTTATCAAATGGTATGATAGATAATTTCCCTGACAACAAGCCTTGTTTTGACCACATGGATTTTTCTAAACTATCTTCTGCATCCTTAAAGAATTTAATTCTATTACTACATCAAGATGGATTATCAACTCGTGAAATTGCTTACCACCTACCATGTAGTCAGCAATATATTGCCAAAATAACTAAGGGTGACAACTAAAAAATGACATAACCGCTTGAAATCATTAAATCCTACCTAAAGATCTTACATTTGTAAGGACTATAGTCCTTTTTAATGCGGGAAGCCGGCAAACTCCCGCTTGGTTTTTAAACCGGCGCAACCAAAACCTACCTAACTATATGTTTAAAAAAATAGACTTATCCGACATTTTGTCCTTCACAGGCTTGGCATGTCTAAGTGCTGGCCTCTACCTATCTTTTGGCCTTAATACTACCTTAATAATAATCGGTGCCCTATTATTTTTTATTGGCATTGTTAGCGTAATCTTTGGGAGAGACTAAATGGGGTTACTGACTAATATTTTCAAACGAAACCTTAGCCTAACTGACAAAAAGGCATGGGATACTTCTTATTGGAACTTAATCGGGGCACAATCCAGCGCAGGCGTGAATGTAACTTACGATAAAGCCCTTAGTTATTCAGCGGTATTTAACGCAATCGCTCTTTTATCCGGCACGATAGGCGGATTGCCACTTAATTTATATCGAAAGAAAGCCAATCAGGGAAATGTTGTAGAAGATAGGCGACCTTTACATAATCTACTTCACTTTTCTCCTAATTCCGAAATGTCTGCTATGACATTCAGGGAAACAATGACTGCTCACGTGCTTGGCTGGGGTAACTGTTATGCAGAGATACAGCGTAATGGTATGGGAGAAGTAATAGCATTATGGCCCATCCCTCCAAACAGGGTTGTAATTAGAAGAATCAGTGGTGAATTAATATACGAAGTCAAAGTCGGATCTGAAACTATACCACTTCCACGAAATAGAATGTTACATATTCCAGGATTAGGGTTTGACGGTATCCAGGGATATTCAGTTATTTCGTATGCCAGGGAAACAATTGGCCTCGGACTTGCGATGGAGGAGTTTGGGGCAAGGTTTTTTGGAGCCGGTACGCATCCTGGGGCAGTTTTTGAACATCCTGGAAAGGTAGGGGGAGAAGCATACGACAATTTACAGAAATCACTTATGGAAACATATTCTGGTTTAGGTAAGTCTCATAAGTTACTTATCCTTGAAGAAGGTATGGAAATGAAGCAGCTTGGTATCCCCCCAGAAGATGCTCAATTCCTGGAGTCCAGGGTATTCTCAGTCAACGAAATAGCACGATGGTTTAATGTACCACCTCATAAAATCAAAGAGATGTCGCATTCGACTTACTCAAATATCGAACATCAGGCAATCGAGTTTGTTACTGATTCCGTTTTGCCTTGGTTAGTGAGATTTGAGCAAGGGTATGACCTGCAATTACTCTCACCAAAAGAACGTAACCGTAAATTTTACTTTAAGCATATAGTTGAAGGGCTATTAAGGGGCGATGCTGAGTCGAGGGGCAAGTTCTATAATCAGATGTTCATGATTGGTGCTATGACAATCAACGAAATTCGAGCTAAAGAGGACATGAATCCGACTAAAAATGGTGACGAACAGTTCGTTCCGTTAAATATGGTGCCATTAAGTAGGGCATTAGCACCGCCGCCTCCACCGCCGCCTATTCCCGATGTCGGGAATGAACCAGAACCAGAAGAAGTGGCAGAGGAAATCATCGAAGAAGAACGTTCTATACCTGGATATCGTTCAATACGTGAACGTAACAGCATACAGAAAAGCTACCATAAACTATTTGTATCTACCTCACAACGATTCGTTGAAAAAGAAACTAAGGCAGTCAAAGTAGCGGCCAATAAGCTCTTGACGCAACGAACAAAAGCACAATTTAGTAAATGGCTGGAGAATTATTACGAAACATTCGGTAAAACGATTGAACAAGACATGTTTCCTCTACTTATGACATATGCAGAAGATATTGAACGAGCAGCCAATAATGAGATAGGCGTTAAACCAGAAATGACTCCTGAATTAGCAGAGTTTATTAGGCAGTATAATGAAACTTTTTCGTTAAGGCATACAAGTTCATCTTTAGGACAACTACAGGCCATATTAAGGGACACTGAACCGGACGAAATGAGGGACGCTATTGATACAAGGGTGGGTGAGTGGCAAGAAAAATCTCCAGAAAAAATTGCATCAAACGAGACAGTTAGGGCAAATAATGCAGTAACGAGATTCGTTTTTATTGCAGGGGGGATTACTAAGTTAGTATGGATAAATACAAGCGCAAAACCATGCCCTTATTGCGCTGCTTTAAATAATAAAGTGATAGGAATTGAATATCCATTTATTAGTCAAGGAGATTTTCAACCAAAAGGCGTTAGTACAGGAATGAAGATTAGGGGTGATCATTTTTCACCTCCCCTTCACATTGGGTGTAGCTGCTCGATAAGTCCGCAATAGGAGGGTTTATGGAATTTATTTATAAAAATAAATTGCTTTATTTAAAGACAGAACAGGATATGGAGATGTGGGGAAAAGGTTATTTAACCTTACATGATGGTGAATGGGTTTATTATTACAAAATGGAGGATTTAAAACCTTTATGAACTCACAAACAAAACTACATGATGTTGCTTTTGGGTTAGTTATGTATCTGAAGAAGAAGAATCTATCAAGTAGTGAATCAATATCGGTACTGAAACTGACTGACAAGATAATTAAAAACAAAGAATACTCATTAGCGAAGGATTACGAGATAAGGGATGCCGCTGCCTAAAGTTGTCAAGGGTGAATCTAAGAAAAAGTTTATGGACAGGTGTTTATCATCAGACATTATGAACAAGGAATATCCAGATAATAAACAACGCTATGCTGTATGTAATAGCATTTGGGATAAATCAAAGAAAAATATCAATAGTGGAGTTCTAAATATGTATAAAAAAAATAAAGATAAAATAGATTTTGATATTCAATCCCATGAAAAACTTATTAGAATTTTAAGAGAAGAAAATATTGGATTTGAAGATTGGGAATATTTAATTCACCATATTCATAAAGATAAAACAACTGGAGCAGAGGAAGTCCATCATTGTTTTATGGTAGATCATTTAGGAAATCTTTATAAAATAGGTCATATTAAGGATATAAATGGTGATTTTAAACATTGCTTAATTGGATTGGAAGAAGATCAAGATGTTTATTGGTCTGACGAGGAGGCGGAGGCAGATGGTCAAACGATCCCCTGTGCAAATAGGCAATTAGAATGATAGCACATCCTGCAGATTGGAAAGAGGTTGGCAAAGAGGCTTCTTTGTCGAAAATAGAATTTTTGATAATTAAAATTCTTAAAGAATTAGATTGTCAATCTTTATCTTTATCCGGCGGAGTTGATTCGGCTCTTTTGCTTTCTTATTTAGTGGATATTTATGGGAAAGATATTACTTGTTATACTATTGCTTGTAGTTTTGAACATGAGGATTCGATAAATTCACATTTTATTGCTAATAAATTTGGGGTAAAACTTATTCGTCATATTATGCCTTATATCCCACCTACTTTTAAAGAGGAAGGAGATCTCCCAGGTGATGAAATCGTTAGGGCTTTTTATAATAATTTAAAGAAATTGGGAGTTAAAAGGATTATTACCGGAGATGGCATTGATGAATTAATGGGTGGTTATTATTACCACATGAAGCAACCAGGAGAAAAAAGCTTTTTTCGTTATTTAGCAAAACTTCAAAAACAACAATTAATTCCTTTGGATAAAAATAGTGGGCAGATAGAAGTACTTCTTCCTTATCTGGATTTTAGGTTAATAAATTTACTAAGCTATTTTCCAACATGGAAGAAATTTGATAGTCGTTCGAGAAAAAAGATTATTTATGCTTTAGCAAAGAAGAAAGGTCTTCCAAGTTGCATATTGGAAAGAAGAAAATATGGGTTTTGTGATGCAATGAGAATAAAATAAAACTAAAAGAGGGTACAGGGCATAATGTACTATAAAACGATAACACATGATATGAAAGAACCTGATAACAAGAAATTATCATATAAAGGCTGGAAAGATAAGACGTTTAGAATAGAAGGCGAGCTAATCATGTGGAAAAACGGACTGTATTTGTATAAGTCATTGTCCAATTTGACTGCTGGTAATTTCGGATCGAGAGTATTTGAGGCCGTGTCCATAGGCGAATATATTGAAGATATTGACAAAAAGGTATGTAGAGAAATAAGGCTGGTAAGAGAGCTTAGTCTGGATGAAATATGTGTAGAAGAACTGGATAATGGATGGGCATACGGATATTGCTTCTATGTTAAAGACAGGCCAGAAATAAGAGACAAACTTGTTGGTAGTAGTTTGGCATTTTGGTATTGCCTTTGTGTTGAAGACAGGCCAGAGATTAGAGACAAAATTGTTAATAGTAGGGAGGCATATTGGTATTGCCGTACTATCGAAGATAGGTCAGAGATAAGGGCAAGGATTATAGAAGGTAAATGGGCGTATAGATATTGCTGTGATGTTGGAGGTTATATTTCCAGAATTCCTCTTCGAGATCGTGTTTTAAATCAGTAAAGAAGTGGCATTCATGGAGAGAGTACCTGAATGGGTAATTAAAAGAGAAAAGAGGGGGTTTTGTGATGCTTTCAGCTAAATGGATAGAAGAACAAATAAAAAAAAGGATGGCAAGTAAACGTAAATTCTTTAAAGAGGGCAATGAAATGAACAATATAGAACGCCGGTGTATGCCGGAAGCCGAAATAAGGATTGCAAGTGACGAATTTCCAATGATTGAAGGCTATGCAGCCGTGTTTAATAAATGGACAGACCTTGGTTACTTCAAGGAAAGTATAGCACCTGGAGCATTCAAAAGAGCTATTAAGCAGGGGGACGTGAGAGCATTATTGAATCATGATCCTAACTATGTACTGGGCCGAAATAAGGCTGGTACATTGGAACTCAAAGAAGATGACAAAGGATTAGCTGTTGGAATTAGTCCTGCTGATACAACTTGGGCTAATGATTTAATGAAGTCTATGAAGCGCGGAGATGTTAATCAGATGTCCTTTGGATTTAACGTAATTAAATCAGATGATGACTATAACAAGAATACAAGAATATTAAAGGAAGTCAATCTCTTTGATGTTAGTGTTGTAACATTTCCTGCATATCCTGAAACAAGTGCAGAGGTAAGAGCATTGTTTCAAAAACAGGAACAAAAACAAGAAATAGATCCAAGATTGATTGAAGTATTAGACAAATTACGATCAGGAGAAGAAATAACAGAAGAAGATTTTGAGGTACTAAAGAAATATGCACCTACAATATCTGATAGCGCAACCACAGAGCAGGACGAAGTTCACTCTGATGATGAGCAGCTTGTGGCCACTCCTAAAGAGGAGCAGGGAAGCAAGCACTCAGGCGACTTGGAGCGTGATGAAGGTATCAACATAGAGGTAAAGGTAGATCCTACCAGCGAGATATTAATTAAAGCTGAAAGGATTGCCCCTAAACAACCTGAGAAGGTAAAACCAAAAACAGATAAATGGAGGTTATTCCAAGATGAAGACAATAACTGAGTATCAAAGTGATATCGGAGACCTTATGCGTAAGAATGAAGATCTAAATACAATTCTTATACATGAGAACCGAGATCCCTCGAATGAAGAGTTACAAATAAGGAACGAAATTATAGATCGTATAAAAAAGATTCGGACTATCGTTGATAGTATGGAACGTGAGCAGAACTTGAAAGATGAGTTAGCAAAACCAGCTCATGCACCTATCAAACCAGAAGTTGATCTTGAATCAAGATCAGCAATTACAATGCCTGATCAGAATAGACGAGACAGTTTTGGTTCTTTCGGTGAACAACTTATAGCCGTTATGAACGCTGGGCTACCTGAAAGGCGTGTTGATCCGAGACTGTATCAGACAAGGGCGACTGGTATGGGTGAGTCGATTCCCAGTGACGGCGGATTTCTTGTCCAGACCGATTTTACTGCGGAACTTTTAGCTGATGTATTTGCAACAGGTCGTTTGGCGTCATTGTGTCGCAAGATTCAGATTTCAGGTAATGCTAATTCGATCAAGATTAATGGTGTTGATGAAACAAGCAGGATCGCTGGATCACGACAAGGTGGAATTAGAGGCTATTGGAAAGACGAAGCGGCTGCTAAAACTCAAAGCAAACCTAAGTTTAGGCAAATCACGCTTGAGCTTAATAAGCTGATTGGGCTTTGCTACGCCACTGATGAATTACTCGATGATGCTGCGGCACTTGAAGGTATTATCCGTAACGGCTTCAACTCTGAGTTTGGTTTCATGGTTGACGATGCCATAATAAATGGTTCGGGCGCAGGTCAACCCTTAGGTATTCTTAACGCTGGGAGTTTGGTTACTCAGGGTAAGGAAACTGGGCAAGCGGCTTCTACAATCGTGGCACAGAACGTGATCAAGATGTGGAGCAGATTGTTTGCATCAAGTAGGCCAAACGCTGTATGGCTAATCAACCAGAACTTAGAGCCTCAGTTGCATACGATGAGTATCGCAGTTGGTACGGGTGGTATTCCGGTTTATATGCCTGCTGGTGGCCTGAGTGCGTTACCTTATGGAACGCTGTTCGGAAGACCCGTCATGGCCATTGAACAATGTCAAACTTTAGGAACTTTGGGCGATATTTATCTTGGCGATTTCAAAAACGGGTATTTATTAGCTGAAAAGGGTGGAGTGAAAGCTGATATGAGTATTCATGTCCAGTTCCTGTATGATGAGAGCGTTTTTCGGTCAAGAATAACAGGCCGCTCAATAGAGCAATCTATTGATGAAAACTCTGTGAATTCAGGGAATACCTTAGCAAGTAATGTTGAAGGCAATCCTGAGCCAAGCCCAGCAATGGGAAGGTGCAACGACTATTCCTTAACGGAAGTACACTCAAGTGAGTGGAAGCGCAGAGCATCCCTTAATTTAGAAGCCTCTTTGGGGATGGTGATATAGTCTAATCTGCATGGAAACATGCAGCAGTTCCGAAAGGAACGGATAAAGCCTAACGAACTTTATTGAATGTAAATGTTGTTATGAGATTGGACGGACAGCCGGTAAGGGCAAGCGCTTTAACTCCCTACAAGGGCGGAGCGACTTATACCCAAAGTCATTTTATCACTTTACAGGCAAGAAGTTAAACAGTTAACCATTTAAATTTTATTGACATATAACCGCTTCTTTGATATAGTAGTAAGTATGATGAAAAGAATATTTACTACTTAAACAAAGGAAAAACATGGCAAAATTTAAAGATTTAACAGGACAAAGATTTGGTCTTTTGACTGTAATCAAAAAGTCTACAAAAGATAAATATGGTCATACTCTTTGGGGATGTAAATGTGATTGTGGTGGAATTAAAATTGTTCAAAGTGGTGATTTAGGCCGTAGAATTAATAGTTGTGGATGCTTGGTTCATAGGGCTGGGAAAGATCACCCTACATGGAAAGGTGGAAAGGTCAAAGTAGAATGTTCAAAACCTGGATGTGATAAAACCAAGATGGTTTATCCTTCTTTGAAATATTCTACATCCTATTGTAGCGAGAAATGTAGAATAGAACATCGTGCATGGATCAAAAGCGGTGAAGAGAATGGAATGTATAAGGGTAAAATAAAAGTTGCATGTACTTGTTGTGGAAAGGGATTTGAAATTTCACCTTGTATGGATGATTTATATAATAAGCATTTTTGTAAAGGAACAGATTGCTTTAATAAATGGCGGTCGGAAAATTTGAGAGGTGCTAACAATCCTAATTATAATGGTGGCACTCCTGAAAAGCGGAAAATCCGAAAAAGGGTTGCAGCAGCTATGAGAAAAGCAATAAGGCAGAGGAAAGCTGGTAGGCATTGGGAAGAATTGGTTGATTATAGCTTAGAGGATTTAATAGAACGATTAAAATCGACCATTCCGCAAGGCTATTCATGGAAGAATGATTTTGTAAATGGTAACAATATTCTCCACATAGATCATATTATTCCAATGTCTTCTTTCAACTTTGATTCACCTGAACAGATGGATTTTAAGAAATGTTTTGCTTTAGATAATTTACAATTATTGCCAGCCATAGAGAATATGCAAAAGAGTGCAAAATTTGATAGGTCATTCCAGCTATGTTTGGCCTTTTGATATCAAAGAAGCGGTTAATCTATAACAACCCCCTTCGGGGGGCTTCAGCTAAAGGAGAATTATTATGAGATTAGGAGAAGAAAAAAAGATTGTTCCAGTATTGAACTCAGCGGATTATGTTGCTGGTGTATCTATGGACTCAATCAATATGAAAAATTATCATCGGGCAACTTTTATTTTAACGTTTGGGGCTATTACTGGTGACGCAGTAATGACGGTCAATAGTGGTGCAACCGATGCGGCTTTAACGTCCCCCCTTACTTTCAATTATGCGCTTGGTGGAGCAGCTATAGCCGCAGCGAGTGCTGATGTATTGGCAGCTAATACAGCAGTAGCTACTCTGACTTTAACTGCTGCCAGCTATGCAAGCAAAATGTTGGTGGTCGAAGTTGATGCTTCTGCTATGGACATTGATAATGCTGAGGAATGGCTTACAGTCGCTTTAAGTGCTGCTGCTTCTGCTGGTATTTTACACGCTGTAGCAGTTCTTGAGCCAAGATATTCCAAGAATAGATCAGTTACAGCATTAGCATAAACCTTATTAGGGTCGCTCTTAATAGGGCGACCTATAACTTAAACCCTAATCGAGAGGATAAGTTATGTCATATTACGAAGATATAAAGAGCAGGAATATTATAAGTGCGATCAAGGATCTTCTGAGAGCTAAATCAGTATCTTTGCGTGATAGTGATAGCAAAGTAGAAGTAAATGTTACAACTGGGTGGGATACTCCGTGGCGATTTATAAAGCAAAGTTATGGAACAGACTGTAATCTATGGAAAAATATAATCTTTGACCATATCGTAGCAAAGAATATCCCTAAAGATAAATGGTTTGTACCTATAGGATGTATGGATTGTTTCAAGGTTGTTGTCAGACCACAGACATTGAAACAACTTTTCGCATTAGAGGAACTTCAGAAGAGATTAGATCGACCAAGTAAATGTGGTATTGAAATAAGACCGCATGTTTTTGGTAACTATGGTGGATATTTTTATAATCGTGGTTTAGAGAAAGGCTTACAATGCTATAAGATAGTCAGAAAAGCTGTTAATGAAGATGAATTACTTGGCCCTGATATTCCAATTATTTTAAAGCGTGCCTGTACTGAAATGGAGCATGGTGTTGGCCCAAGCAATAAATGGGAAGTAACATCAGAGCAACTTGAACTTGAGCTACTTATTAAAGAGAAATTCGTAAATGACAGTAAAGTTATCCCTCAAGCAGAACATTGTATAGACCATGTACACCAATTATGGATAGAAAAGGCTTATGAATGGGGAGATACAACTGTAATGGAATATCTTGATGATAAACCATTATATCCTACTTTAGTTACCTATCATCATTTAGCAGAGGAAAAGAAAGAACCTGAAAAGAAGAAAACTAAATTAAAAACAATTTAATCCCTTTACCTTAAAGGGTACTCGAAAGAGTGAAGGAGAGACAAAATGAGTAGAACAAGTTGTAAATATTCATGGCACGACACTGGGCGGCAAGTATTTTACGACAATTCAACCTATGAAACCCTTTTAGCACAATATCCAATCAGTTTTTATGACGACTTCCTTGGAGCAGACCTTGTAATTCCTCCCTTCGGCACTGATGAATCAGGCTGTAAGTGGGTTTATAAGGATGTTTCTGCTGCTGGTGCGCCTACTTGTGCTAAATTAGCTGATGCAGTAAATGGAGTTATAGAACTTGACCTTGATAATACTAGTGAAGTGCAAACCGTTGAAATGGACTTTGATGATCAGCTCGTTTTTTCAATAGCGCAAGGTTTGATATTTGAGGCTCGGATTTCAATGTCAGTTTTACCGGATGCTTCAACAGCAAGAGGTATATTTGGCATGGGCGGAGCTTGGGTTGCAGAAGGGGCGGCGCATCGAGTAGGGTTTGAAATCCTAACTGCTGGCGTAATAAACGCAGAAGAAGATGACGCTGTTACTGATACTTCGGCGAGTACAGGTATTACGGCGGTAGCTGGAACATATAACATATTCAGGGTTGACTGTACAACTCAAACCAACATTAAATTCTTTATTGATGGTGCCAGAGTGGCGGCTTCGACGACCTTTGCTAATGCTTCTGCTGGAGCTAATCTTAAAATGCAGCCTTATTTTGGATGCACAAAAACGGCTGCCACTTCACAAGCGACAATGCTTTGTGACTATATAAAAATATTTCAAAACAGATCATAAGGGGGTGCTATAATGGGTAGAACAAGTTGCGAATATAATTGGATGAACACCGGGAAGCAATGTTTCTATGACAATAGCACTTATGAAACCTTACTTGCTATGTATCCAGGTAGTTTTGGTGATGATTTTGCCGGGGCTGATTTAGTAATATCTAATATTGCTATTGCAGCACAAGGTACTATTACGATGGCAGGAGTTGCTATTGCCAATGAAACTTTTGTAATTGATACTCAGACTTTTACTTGGAAGGCAGCTCGTGCTATTGCTGGTGAAGTCACTATCGGTGCAAATGCAGCGGCTGCGGTGACTAATATAGTTACAGCAGTTACAGCCGATCTTGCGAGTGTTACAGCAGTTGATGGAGCCGGAGATACTGTTGTTATTACAGTAGTACTTAGAGGCTCAGCAGGGAATTCCCTGGTTTTCACAGAGGCATCATCTAATATGACAGTTGACGGAGCTGGGACTTTAGGAGCAACTACATCAGGGACAGATGTTGAATCTGGTTGTAAATGGGCAAAGAAGTTAGTGGGCGCTGCGCCTCCAACGGTTGCGAAGTCTGCGGATGTAGTAAATGCTCATGTCCTTTGTTCATTAACCGCTGATGCCCAAAAACAGGATGCTGCCTTACATTGGGATGACCAGCTTGCTTTAAGTATTGCTCAGGGTGCTATCTTTGAGACAAGACTTTCGTTAACTACTTTACCGACTTTGCTTGGAGTCGCCTCTTTTGGCCTATGGGGTGCATGGGCAGATGGGGGAAGTGCTTACAGGGTAGGCTTTGAAGTACCGGCTGGCGGGATTGTTACTTGTGAAAGTGATGACGCTGCCACCGATACAGCGGCAGCCACAACGACAACCCTTGTAGCTGGAACATATAACATCTTTAGAATTGACTGTACAACTCAGACCGATATCAAGTTTTTCATTGATGGTGCGAGGGTAGCAGCCAGCACGACTTTTTCCAATGTTGCAAGTGCGGCAAACGCTAAGTCACAGCCTCATCTTGGATTGTATAAGGCAAGTGGTGCAGGTCTTGGAGTAATGTCAGTTGATTATGTACGCTGCTGGCAAAACCGGAGTTAATTAAACTAATTAGTGGATCGTTGCATTAACGTAATATAGGGGAGGGGCAACTCTTCCCTATAGAGGTTGAAAATGGCAGTCAAACTAATAGATTTCATCAGAAAATATATCGGTTTATCTACTGACACCAAACCAACTGGCGTGGAAGTAGGGGCAGAGTTCTTTGAGTACAATACTAAGGACAGATATATCACTTATGATGGAACTAACTGGACTAAAATAATCGAATGAGGTTGCTATGAATTTAGTAATCAATGAGGAATATATAAAAGCATTAAACGCTATCAACGAAAGCTATTACAACTTATATAATTTATCAGATGTAATAGAGGAAATGATAGATGAACATTTAATAAGGGAAAATGGCAAGCTGGGTATAATTACAAATGGTAAATTCATAGAACCTTAAAAGGAGAGCGATAAACCATGATAAAAAACAAACCTAATTCCACAAATGATTTTATTTCATTTGTCGCTGCTACACCTGCCAACCCGAAGTTTTATGCGGACACAGGGCATTGGTATTTGTCAAAAGGAATTGTTGGTATAAATAATGTCAGTCTCATAGTAACAAAGGAGAAAGGATATGGCTGTTAAACTAATTTCATCTATCCAAAATTGGGTAGGTTTGTCTGGTGATACAAAGCCGACTGGCGTGGCCGTTGGCTCTACTTTCCTCGAGTACGATTCAAAATTACGCTGGATTACTTACGATGGTACTCTCTGGTCGAAATACAAGTTTGAACTTGGCCAGGTGAACACTGCTGTCAGTCGGGACATGCCTTACTTGACGGAGTTCTGGGAGACTGAATCTCTTGTAGCGACTACCTGGGAAACAATTATTGACGGTGCAGGTACTGAGGCTTTTGGAACGGCTGGCGGGTATATGTATTATGACATAGACACCGCTGCTAATACAGATGATGATGTCTTTATTAATTCTAAGTACCGTTGGCAGATTAGACCAGGGATTTTTGGTGATTCAAACACTATGATTGAGCGGTTCGTCTTGGAATGGGAAGCGCAAGCGGTCACAGCAATCGGAAGTCATGACAATACTCACTTCTTTATGGGGTTAAGTTCTGCCAAAACTAATGATATTACACAGCAAAACGTAATTGGATTTCAGTTAGTTGCTGATGTGTTATATGGAAAATGTGATAAAGCCGGAACCGAGACAGGTGGTGTGACTGGTGCGATTACAGCAACTTTGACTAACTGGAATAAATTCAAAATCACGGTCGAGGCAGCCAGCATTACTTTCTCACTAAATGGTACTGATCAAACTGTTCTAACCAATGTAGCTTCACAGCCCGACGTTGCTCAATATCTTGTGTTTGGCACGAGAGCAGAAGGAATGGCAGCAGTAGGATTGAACATCGGGAATATCAAGGCCTGGTATGAAGAAATAATATAAAAGGAGAATCTAATGTCAAACATTAAAGATAGAGATAGAGTAGACCAATTAAGTCAGTATCTTGTTGATGGCGACGGAGACTTTGTTACTGGCACAAAACTACCAAGCAATGTTTCCTTGTATGATATCCTTGCCGGTGCAAACGGTATTCCAACGTCTTTCCCTGCATCAGCATTACCGGCAGCCGGTATATCAATGGTCGAAGTATTAAGGGAAGCATACGATCAAGGAGAGAAAGCGGTAGCGACAGGTGCTGCGGTTATGTCAAATGCCTTAACAGTCTTCACGATTGCCGGTGGGCCGATTGAGCTTTTAAATATACTGGCTGTTTGTGTTACTGGAAATGATGCGACTGCTTCGACATTGTTATTCTATGCAGATCCCACAGATGGAGCGGCTACTGATTTATGTGCTGCTTCAGGTACTTTAGCAAGCTTAGCGGCTGGAAATATTGTAAACATAACTGGTACATTAGCGACTGGTGCAGTCATCACGACAACAGGAACAGCCATATCGCAAGCTGGAAAGATTGTAGTGCCGGTTGGTATTATAGGCTTAACGATAGGCACTGGTTCGACTACTGGCACATGGACAATCAATATGAGATATAAACCGCTTGCTCGTGAGGTAACGGTTACAGCAGCATATTAAAGGATAACTTATGAAAACCACAATCGTAACGGCGCCTGCACAATTACCCGTGTCCCTGGACGAGGCAAAGGATCACATGAGAGTTACTGTCACATTAGATGACGGTTATATCCAAGGTCTAATCATAGCGGCTACAGCTTACGTTGAAGAAGTTCTAAGGCGTAAATTGATAACTCAGACCTGGAAATTGTTCATGGATAATTGGCCTGATGGCAACTATTTTGAATTGCCTTACGGTCAATTACGATCAGTCACGCATGTTAAATTCACAGATTCAGATGACACGGTACAGACGACTTTTGATGAAGACGACGAATGGACTTCTGATACTGACAGCGATCCTGGGAGAGTGGTTTTAAAATATGGCGAGGTCTGGCCTGGTGATACATTGGCCGCAGAAAATCCAATCGAAACTCAATTCGTATGTGGATATGGTGCGCATACTCCGCAAGATATTACAGGGGCCACTAATGCTACGCCGATTGTTATTACGATTGTAGGGCATTTATATGTATCAGGCGATAGGGTTGTTGTCATTGATGTTGGAGGCAATACAAACGCAAACGGAACTTGGGTGATTGAAAAGGTCGATCTTGATACGTTCAAGCTCCTGGGATCAGCAGGAAATGCGGCCTATACGAGCTTGGGGACATCAACTGAAATCAGCGTACCGGAAGCTATTAGGCAGGCGATTAAAATTTTAGTTTCAGACTTATACGAGAATCGAGAAGAAAATATTGTCGGTATGACAGTTACGACATCACTGAAGACAGTTGATAATTTGTTATACCCATATCGCCTCTGGGGATTCTAACGCAACCTGGTGGCGATTAGGGCACTTAGATTGAATATTAGAGCCTATAATGAGGTTACCCAAGAGTATTTTGAAACTGAAAGAAAAGAGTTGACTTATGTTAGCGAATATATTACAATATAACGAAATGGCACAGGGCGTGAACCCCATGCCATTTCTAACCAATAACCCATCTAACACGGAGATGAGTGTCATGGCTGAATCAAACTTTATAGAAGTTCCGAGGAAAAGTCAAGCAAGAAAATGTATTTTCACTTGTAAAGAATGTGGTGGAACATTTACTGGTGGATATAAACAGATATATTGCACACCATGTCGTAGAATTGTGAGGTCAAGACGTGAGAGATGGAATAATACTCCAAAATATTGTAGGCTTGAAATTGAAATATTATGTAAAAGATGCAATAAGGCATTCCTGATAAAAAGTTGGAATCAAATATATTGTAGTAAAGCATGTAGGTGTCCAGTCGCTATAAGGAAGCCTCGTATTCCTGTTATAAAAAAACTACCACCAATAAGGCTGATAGACAAAATAAGTAAAGAGAAACTTAATGAATTATATGTAGAACAGAAATCGACCATTGCTAAATGTGCTATTGAATTAAATATTGGTGTTAACTCTGTTAGTAGATTATTGAAACAATATAATATCCCTACATTGAAACGAGGACATATAAGTAAATGGGCAGGATATAAATGTCAAGAATGTGGAAAGGAATTTATCTCTAAAGGTGGTACACAAAAATATTGTTCGAGGAAATGTTATAATGAATCAAATAGAATGAATAAGGTATGTGAAACTTGTGGGAAAATATTTACTGTTCAATTGAGTTTCAAGAACCAGAAATATTGTTCGAGGAAATGTGTCCATAAAGCAAGGAAAGGTGTTAGGATTGCACCACATACTGAATTCAAAAAAGGAGTACATTATAGTATAGCTACTGAATTTAGAAAGGGTGAAAATATGGGAGTAGACCATCCAAACTGGAAAGGTGGTCTTTCTTCTATATATGATAAATTACGTAAAGATGATAAATACAAAATATGGCGAAACCAAGTCTATGTGAAAGATTATTGGACGTGCCAGGAATGTGGGATACATTGTGAAAAAGGAAATATCATTGCCCATCATATCGAAGCATTTAAAGATTATCCTGAATTAAGGTTTGATATTAGTAATGGAATTACTTTATGTCGAGCTTGTCATTTAAATACTCATAGGGGAGAGATGGATTATGCGATCGGGATCGCTTCGGCATAGCATAGATATTGAATCTGGGAAAGCAACATCTGATGGAATGGGCGGCGAAACTATTGTTTTTACAGCAATTTCAGACGGTTCTGGCATACGAGCAAGTATATGGCCCCTACGTTCCACTGAACGCCTCGAAGCTGCTAAACTGGAGCTACAGATCACTCATCGTATTCGCATTAGATATCGAACTGGTGTAACGGCTGCCATGAGAATTAAATTTAATGATCCGGCTGGTGCAAGGTATTTCAATATCAGAAGTATAATTAACAATGATGAAAAAAATATTACGCTGGAGTTTTTAGCAGAGGAAGAAATTTAATGCAACCGACAATTATATGGAATGATTATCCTTTGGAAGCGGCTGTTACTGGTGCAAATGATACAGCATGTAAGGTAGTTGCTGAAAAGATAGCTGCCAGTGCAAAGTCTCGTTGCCCTAAAAAGACTGGTGCATTAGCGAATAGTATTGAAGTCAAAAAGATAGGAGGTAAGGAGGGAGGCTATAGAGTAATTGCTTATGGTGATAAATCGGCTGGTAGGTATTACGCAAGTCATGTTGAGATGGGGTTGCACAAAACAAGACACATGGCTGCACAACCATTTATGAGGCCAGCTAAGGATAAGCATAAAGCAGAATTGCCCATAGAATATGACCGAGCTTTTGCTAAATACGAAAGATGATTAAACTATTATTCACAGCAATATACACATACTTTGCAGCGGGTAGCGCAGGCAGCCTTTACACTTCGGTTGGTGGGCGGTTCTATTTAACCGAAGCTCCACAAGGCGCTACACTACCATATATTGTTTATAGCATGGTGTCAGAGATACCGGAATATTGGTTTGGTGATATGATACATGAGACTTTCACGCTTCAATTCTCTATATTTTCAAGTAGTCCTTCGTCTACTGAAGCACTAAATATCTATACATATCTATCTGCATATTTTGATGATCATATTATATCAATTACTGGTTATTCTGGTTTAAAGTTTGAGCGTAGTTTTGTACTACCATTAATGAGGGATGCAGAGGATGGTGTTTGGCATCAACCAGTAGAATATACCGTATTATTGGAGAAATAAAAATGGCAAAAATAATGCTTACAGAAAATTGGAGATGGTATAAGGCCAGGGAAATCATTGATGTAACTCCTGGTCAAAAGACTCTGCTTATAACATTATGCAAGGGTATTGAATATAAAGAGCCTGAGCCTATTGTTAAAGAACCTGAAGTGGTTGAGCCTATTATAGAGGAACCGGAAGTACAGGAAACTAATGATTGGTATAACAATCTATCAGTCGATGGGCCAGAAGTCATAATTATTGAGCCTAAAGTTAAAAAGCCTAAAAGAAAATACAAACCACGGAAAACCAAGAGGAAAAGCATATAAGGTGGATAAATGAAAACAGAAGATTGGTTCCGAAACAAATTAGAGAAATTTAAAAAGGATAAGGACTTCTGGATAGATAGCCTTATACTTGCACTTGAAGAGCGTATAGTGGCTATGGGTAGTTCGACAAAATGAAATTAAATTTAGGTAGTGGATTTAGGCCACAATCTGACCATATCAATCTTGACATTAGACCAGAGGTTAATCCTGATATAATATGTAATATTGAGGAAGGGTTGCCTTTTAAAGATAACTGTCTTGATGCTGTTATGGCATTTGATGTTTTAGAGCATATTCATTTAGGTAAAACAGTTGAGGCGATTGAGGAAATATATAGAGTTTTAAAACCAGAAGGTAGGCTGTCTGTATTTGTTCCTTCGGCAGATGGTCGTGGCGCATTTATGGACCCTCACCACTTATCATTCTGGAATATCAATAGTTGGCTTTATTATATGGATGATGCACATAGAAACCTTTATGGAATTAAAGCTAAATTCAAAGGCCATTTACAGGACGTAATAAACAGTTCTTATGAACAAAACAAAGTTATCCATACTAAGGGCGAATTATATGCAGTCAAATAAATATTGGAACCATTTAGGGGTTGATATGGATGACCTGGACATAATGCCTCCAGTTATTCCAGAGGGATATGAATTCATATCCTTCGATGAAGCAGATGTTCCGATAGAGTATAGATCCCAATGGGAAACCTTATTAGGGCGAAAGTGGGACGTGAAAAAAGGTTCTCATGTACTTTTCATTATTTATAACGCTGGAGTTATTGCCACTTCTTTCTTTACAGTCGAGGCAGGCACAGGAGAACCTCATGTAGCCTTCTGTGAAGAAGGGCATAGGGGGAAAGGATTTTATAAATATTTGATGCTTAAAAGTTTTATTATGATGAAGGCAAGGGGTGTAAATACCGTGATAGCAATTACATCAAAACAATTTTTATGGCCGTTCTATGATTCGTTGGGTTTCACGAGGGGAGTGAAAGTAAAATGATCCTGAGCTTTGACGATTTTCATGAAGGTTGTCCAAGGTATGATTTATTGTTTGAGTTGAAAAATAAAGTATCACAGTTAAGGGTGAATTTATTTACTATTCTTGGAAAGTGTTCACCGGACTGGATAAAGGAAATTAAAAACATACCCTGGATTGATATGATCCCACATGGCTGGCTTCATGATGGGCCGGAGTGTGAATTTTGGACAAAGCAGGAAGCCCTTGAATGTTTAGATAAAATTGAACCGCTTGAATTAACGAAAGGATTTAAAGCACCTGGTTATAGAATATCTAATGCGACTTATGATGCACTCTTGGAGAGAAATTATTGGGTAGGAGATATTATACGCCACCAAGAAAGATGGCCTCATGGACTCCGAGTTTACCTCAATAATAACCCCAGGCGAATTCAGGGGCACATGGGGGCACTGGTAGACGGACTGGAAGAACGATTTGATTATTATGCTTCTTTAACAGGTGATTTTTTGTTTATAAAAGATATAATATGAAAATATTAACTACAACTAAATCATTAGCGCAATTAGAATCTGTTTTAGACTCATCTCCTAAAGCATATTATGTACGTTTTGGTGATGTGGATATTCTTTTAACTGAAGATATTGAGTATAAGAGGCCTCTTGGGCAAGATAGAATAGTTAGTACGCCCAAACTTATGCTGGAGTTACGTGAAGGCCTGCGGATAGACGACCCGCTATATATGAGGGGCGTTAGTGGTATATATGAAACCGAACCTGGGATGGTAGATGGTTTATTCGCTTCATTTTCCAATAAAGACGATTTGAACAAAATATTAGAGCAGCGGACAGATACAGGAACGTTTTTTAGTCCCGTTCTTTTCCATTATTTAGGCGTATTCAAACCGATGATATTGAGGCATTTCATCACAAAGTACATTAAAGACCAGCCCAAAATGTTCATCGGTTGTTGTAGCCAAGAGAACATGGAAAAGTTCTTTGGCAAGATAGACGTATATGTAGAGACACCTTCGACAAACTCTTATGGCACAATAGATGAATGGTGGCCTGAGATAGAGCAGAACTATAAAAATATTAAGGTAGTGCTGGCCTGTACAGGACAGGCATCTCGTGTAATTGCAAAGCGGTTATGGAACTTAGATGCTGATGTTCATTGTCTTGATTTTGGAAGTATTGTTGACCCAATAGATAATAGGTTTAAGACAAGAACTTGTTGGAAAATGAAGGGCAAAGAAGTTAATGAATTTTTTATAGATAGCAAAAAGAATAATACCGTTATTTATACTGCTATATTTGGTAAGTATGATGAATTGAAAGATCCAACTGTATATAGTAAAGATATTGATTATATCTGCTTTACGGATAACCCTAAATTGTCATCTAATATTTGGCAGATCAGACTAATGAAGCCTTTGGTTTATGGAGATCCAGTTAGATCGGCGAGGTTAGTGAAAATCTGTCCTCATAGATTTTTAGATGAATACGATTACAGTCTATGGGTTGATGGAAATATGACTATTAAGATTATACCAGACGTTAAAGCCTCACTGAATGATAAAACTATTGCATTAATGAAACATTATGCAAGGGATTGTATTTATGCTGAAGGCAAGATGTGTCAAAAAATACCTAAAGACGATCCTGATATAATCGAGAAACAACTTAATACATATCGTGATGAAGAATATCCTGAAAATGCTGGTCTATATGCTACTGGAATAATAGCAAGGGCACACAAAGATGAACAATTAATCGCTTTAAGTGAAACATGGTGGAAATATGTATATAAATTTAGCAGAAGAGATCAACTTAGTTTCCCTGTAGTGTTTAAAGATTATCCTATAAGCGAAATTGAATCAAGTGATTGGACTAAAATACATACGTTAAATGCACATCAAACAGAAACTATTGATAAAAATATTATAAGTCAATCTGATCCTTTTATTGATGTAAGGATACCTTATGAGCCTGGACCACATCTCGGAAAAGCATATAATAGGGCAATGGAAACAGTAGAAGATTGGGCGTTATTATTAGATCATGATATTCTTGTTAGGTGTAACCCTCAATGGTATGAAATTTGCCAACAAGCAATAAGGGAGGTTGGTCATGATGCTGGTTTTATAACTTGTGTTACTAATAGGATAGGAAATCCTATGCAAAGTTATTCTATCCCTAATGATACAGATGATATTCAAGAACATTTTAGGTTTGCAGAACAAGCATGGAACGAATTCGATATTACATTAGAAGAAATCCCTCCATCAGAACCACCGTTCAGTGGGTTATTTATACTAACCCATAAGAGAGCATGGAAAGATGTTGGAGGCGTTATAGATGGTTTTTATGGGGTTGATAATGATTATTCTTATAAAATTGATAAGGCTGGATACAAAAGATATGTCATGAAGGGCTTATATGTTTACCATGCTTATAGAATCAAAAATGAAGGTAAATTATTCAGTGGGCCTGGTTATAAAGCAATTTTCCCGATTAGTAGTCCTGGGTACAAGGCAACTGCCACAGGGGGAAATATAAAATTAACATCTGAATGGAGAGGTCATAAACCTGGGGAATATCTTACTGTCACGCCAGGACAGAAAGCTATGATTTTAACTTTACAGAAAGGTATTGAAATATGAGTATTAAATTACATCTTGGATGTGGCATTAAGAGGTTGCCTAATTGGATTAATATAGATAAGTATAATGACCATGCTGATGTAAAAGCTGATATTGTATCTTTATCAGGCTACAATAATGTTGATGAAATTTATACAAGTCATACTGTTGAACATTTATTGCCACAAGAATTCAAGGAAGCATTGCTGAATTGGTATCATATTCTAAAGTCTGGTGGCACTCTAACTATACGATGCCCAAATGCGCTTTTTTGGATTCAGAAATGGCTTGATGCTACAGATGAACAAAGGTATTCAAATCCTGATATATTGGTTGGAATCTTAGGGTCTGTAACAAGAGGGCCTGAATATTATCATCACAACCTTTTTACTCTTGATATTCTAAAAAGATATCTCACTGAGGTGGCCTTTACAATATTAGAATGTAGAGAAGTTACTGCAAGAACTCCCCAATTAGATAGACGACTTGCTTCTGGTGAATTAGATGAAGGTGAAATTGTTGAAGGCAAATCAAAGAGTGATATTTGGTGTAAGGCTGTAAAGAATGGATAACAAAGTCTCAATTATAATTCCCATTGTTCGAGAAGAAAAGGCCAAGCGTTGTATATCTGTTATTGAACGCCATGCTGGAATACCATCTGAGAATTACGAGATTGTAACAGAAGTTGACCATGATAGAATAGGTTGTCCTCAGATGGTTAAACGGCTTGTTGAAAAAGCACAATACGAATTGGTTTGTTTTATTGGTGATGATGTCATTCCACAAGTTGGCTTCTTAAAAGCGGCCCTTGATGCTATGGCTACATTGCCGGAGGGATGGGGATTAGTTGGGTTAAACGACAATCATCATGATGGTAATAAATTAGCTACTCACTGGCTGGCAAGTAAAAAATTATTACCATTTCTTGATGGTGAATTCTTTCATACAGGATATAAGCATCTACGTTGCGATAATGAATTAACAGAACGTTGTATTGAATTGGGCAGATATGTATGGGCTGAAGATGCAAAAATTGAAAATGATAATCCTGTCATTAATGGAATTACTGATAGAGATTATGACCGCATTTATTCAGATGAAAACAAACGACATGACATGAAATTATTCTTTAAACGTAAGGTTGAAATGGGGCGTAGAAAGATAGCGATAGGATTGCCTCTCACTGACGAGAAGATTTATACTCAATTCTT